TATAGCCTCGCCCCTCTCGTCGCTACACTCAAATACCAGGTCTTTGCTAATTAACCTCATGTGTTAACCATATCCAGTAAGAAGGTGGTTGCGGCCGTTGCGCGAGCGTAATCTGACCATCCGCCCGATAAGTGGAACTGGAACTTATTCTTTGTCCCATCGGTATAAGTTCCGGCCTGCATATCGGAAACGAAAAACGAAGTGATACGGAAGCCCTTAACCTTTGTACTCTCCAGAGAATAAATAAGCTGGTTGTTTTCATTTATGAACAACACATCCAAATCCTCGCATGAAAGAGCCTTTAACGCTAATATGGTATCCTGGCTTGTCTGCCAAAACATACCTTCGACCTTTGCCGGGAGTGTACCTACTTGAATAGGAATCCCGTTCAGCACTTCATTGCCGGAACCGACTTCACGTATCTCGGTAGGCGGGATGTTAACAGTACAAAGAGGGGAAACGACTGCTTTAGTGTCGTCGGCTGCGGACAGAAAGACAGTCCATACTGCGGATGAAATAGCGGAAGCGGCAGCATCGAGCTGATTACCATGCCTCCAAAAGATCATTTTCTGTATCTGCCCGATTTCAAACTTGCAGTCGTTGATGTCTGTGACTATCGAAGCAAGTGTGGTTGAAATAGGACATTGACAAACTGTTATGGCCATAATTTTTAAGAATTAAGTTATATAAAGACGTCTTACCATCGCATTTCAAACCGCAAAGGTACTATCTTTAACGCTTAATCTTAAAAATTTATATACTTATTTGTGAAATTTTACTAACCAGTTATTATAATCCTGGGTTAGGAACCCACGGCTCACCCTGTTTCCAACAAGTTACTTTGCTCTCGGCCTTGCTTGTTTTCCATGTACCGGCAGCCTCATAACTCTCCACGTCCGACAGACAAGTATCAATCAGATATGAGTAGTAAGCATGAGAAGATACTACTTTAGTCTCCCATCGACAGGTGTAACATTCAATGTCCCGGTTCTTCTCGCAACTTGCGAAGATTATCAATGCGAGAAATATCAATAGTTTTTTCATGATTAATTTTTTACATCCCTCACCTGCATAACCCCGATATTATTAGCTTTCTCGGATACCATAGCCCAGAACTGCGAAGCTGCCGGGTACTTGTCGCCTGTCGGGAACTTCATCATAGCATCTGATAACAGCTTTGCCGGTGCCTTGTATGACGGCAGAACCATAAAGCTCTTCATTGCTGAAACGACGCCCTTATACCACCAATTAACATCCTTTGTCGTTACTACCTTCTCGAAGTAAGCCAAGGCCAGAAGATACAACCCGTCAGCCAGCTCGTTTGTCCAAAGCCTGTTGAATGTTAATGACTCATGCTTTTCGAGCCAGTGAATGATATTATCCAGCAAAGCATCGACGGCAATATTATCATCTTTGATAAGCGGGTTCATGCGCCTTGATATGTACTCCCGTGCAATGTAATACATATATCTGGTGTTGTTCGGATCAAGTTCCAACTGCTTAGTCAATATCCTTAAGCTCCTGTCAGGGTCAATGAAGTGAGCCGGTGAGTAGCCCGACTTGATTTCAAACTTAGTCTTATAACAAGCGTTCCGCATTTTGTCATTGTCGCCGTCAAGTGTTAGCATATTGTGAACAGCACTAACCCATGTCACCGACGGGTCCCGCCTGACAACCCTTATTGACTCAACGGTTTCAACCTGCGTCTTAACCGTGAACAACATCCCCATATAGCGGAATACATGGCCCTCAACTTGCCGTGTCATGAAGTTATTCAGGATATGCTTTATACCGACTATCGAACAATCCAGAACCTCATCAGCGTCGATGATAAGAACGAAATCAGTGGTACACCTGGAGAGTGAAACATTCCGGGCCTCTGCGAAGTCATCTTGCCAAGAGTAATCAGTGTAAACCTTATCAGTGTATCGCTTGCATATATCAACCGTATTGTCATCGGAACCCGTGTCGACTATTACTATCTCATCAGCGTCTTTAATAGACTCTAAACAGGCTTCAATACATCCTGATTCATTCTTAACAATCATGCTAACCCCTAATGTCTTCATCTTAATTTATCCTTTCTGCACCGCCCGTGCTTACTCTTAATTTTAACACCGCCACATATCTCATCCCGTCAATAGAGTGGTTCCAGTCATCAATTGGCTTCTCAGGACGCACCGGCTCACCGTCTTTATCTGTCGACCACTTGTAATTACGAAACTCCTTAATGGTATTTATTGACCGGGCCGTGACGTTTATCTTAAATCGCCTTAGAATGTCCAGTCCGAAAGTAATAGATGGTTTATGAGCCGGTAATACATTCCAACCCATTGCCCTTAGTTCTGCTATGGACTTCCGTTCTGCTGAATCTGCTATAATATCATCATTGGTTTGCAACCCCAGATCGTCTAACTTATCTGATATATTTGGATGAACAACCCCTGTCCTTACATCCCGTACCGGCACATTAACGAGTCCCCTCTCATATACCAGCTCGTCGGCCCAAAGTTCCCCGTCAACATAAGCCAAAAGCCCTATCGAAGTGGGATCGTTGACAAAACCGAAGTCAAGCCAGTAGCCAACTACCCGCGCCCCATCTGGGATTGCATCAACAATTTCCCAATTCTTAAAGATTAGCCCTTTCTGTTGCGCCCTCAGTCCTAAGTTGTAAATCTTATATGCTACCGGATCAGTGTTTTCAAGCTTGTTAAGCTCCCTGACTATGGTTTCTTCAAGCCACGGGTTGTCTCGCATTGTAGAATGGAAGTAGTCGCAGTCGGGATCTGAAATTACATTATCGTATATCCAGTGTGTTTCTGCTGCCGGGTTATAGTCTAAAAATATCCTTTTCTTAACCCTTATAGCAAACTGCTGGTAGTCTTTATACGATGCCTCTATTGCTTCATTTATCCAAACATAATCAGGACTAACACCGTGAAGTTTCAACGGTTCATCCATACCGACAAACATGATGCTGTTGCCGTTCAGTGTGTAGACTTGTTCAGCCCTGTTAAGGTTTATCTCAGGTGTGACCGGTACTTTATATTTCTCAATTATCTGCTGGAAGTCTCTGAGCAAGGTAAGTTTCACCCATGTCATCTTCAGACGGCCTATCATGTAAAGCTCCCCGGTACTCTTAAAGCAGTTAATTATTATCCACTGAAAGAGGCTCCATGTCTTCGTTGACCTCGCACCGCCCTCCAAAACAACTATCTTTTTTTCAGAGTTTGTTATGTCCCGTAAGACTTTACTCGCTTCTATCTCTATCGCTTTTGTCAACGTATGTTACATTTACTGCGGTAATTGGCTCGTTCCCCGACGTGACATCTATCTTATCACCGTATTTTTTAGGCTGCAACTTTGCAAGCAACCACTTCCGGGCATCAACCCTTAACCTGTCACGGTTTACAACCTCATGATTAGTTACTTCTCTCCCGTCCGGCAATGTTATTATATCGCCCCCCGTATTATCCGCAATAGTCAGGATTTCTTCTGCCATTACTTCAGCCCTCATTTCAGTCGCGCGCGCGTATCTTTTTAACTTCTCATCATCCCTTAATAATTTGTAAAAGGTTGCTGTTGACATCTTAACTTTTTTCAACGCTGCAATGGCAGAAGTCCCGTTTTCTGCAATGTCAGTTATTACATCATCGAACATTCTGTCAAGTGCCTTATCTCCTTTAGGTGCTGCCATATTCGTTTATTTTAAAAAAGTCCTCATTAGTTCTGTTTGTTCTCTGAATCCATTCTTTGCCGATTCATCCCATATAGTCCACGTCGGCCCCTGATATTTCAGATAGTCGCCCCCATGAGCCAGACACATGATTTTGACTCCTTGTTCTGCACATAGCTTTGAAAACCACAGCTGGGACATATTTTTGCTCTCGAAGTTCTCATATCGTATCTTAAGAAAATCAGTGTGCCAGCACATAACACCGTCACCGCCTATGTCAACCTTTGTGTCAAGATGAACTGTCGAAAGACAAGGATAGCCGATGAACATCATTTGAAAGTTAAGTATAGGGCGAAACTTATAAACCCTGCCGTGAAGCGTACAAGCACATTTATATTTATCTACTCCGGCAACCATATAATCTACATAGTCTGGGGGGTAAATCAAATCGTCGTCACAGGTTAAAATGTAGCCCTCAAACTGATCCGCGAAATAGTGTTTCCCGGCGTCGCCATTTTCGTTATCCAACATGACAACCTCTCTTTGATTTAAAAACTCCGGGACACGAGGGTAATCATTCAGGGCAACCCTGATTTCATCCACCTGTGGGCGTAGACTCTCAACCGTCTTTTTAAGCATCTGCTCTCGCTCCGGTATGGAAGCAATCATTGCAACTCTCATAACCCCATCATAAATTCATTCCACGCGTCAATATCCTCAGCCTCGTTAACCACCTCCTGATTGCCATTGTATTCGCAATCCTGACACTCTTTAGTCTTATCCATCCCTGCTGTATCTACATACTTACAGCTCATTTTAGTTTGATACGGACATTCCATAATTTTGAATATAAGTAACTACAGTATAAATCGCCAAACCCAAAAACACAAGTCCCAACAAAATAAAGAATAACGTTAGCATATCTTCGTTTTTACCGTTATAGTCCATTCAATAAGATGCTTATTACCGTATCTGATACATTAACTCTTTCGTAATCGTCTAACTCCGGCCATGATGTGCTTAATTTCTGAATAGCCCAAAATGCGGTTAATATGTTTTCCTTTCTCGTACCAGCCAATATAAAACTACCGTTCTCCATTAATTCCTGCCTCTCGGTTGTGTTTCTGAGAACAATACAATGCTTCCGCATCAGGTAACATTCCTCTGGTACAGTTCCGGAATCTGTGAGTATTATCCTCGCGTGTTTTTCCAGATTTACAAAATCCATGAAGCCCATAGCATCCGCGAAAAGAATATCCCTTGACAGCTCTATTCCGAAATCCCGGAAGCGATCCTTTGTACGGGGATGACATGGGAAAATAACCGGCATCTCTTCTGCTATTTCGTTTATTGCGCTTATCACGTTTTTTGCCCTTTCTCGGTTGTCCACATTCTCAGTTCTGTGAAACGTTAAAAGGGCATAGGGGACAGCTACCGCACCATCCCATGTATAAGGCATTATGCCTAACCTTTCAAGAATATCGCTCTTATCAATTAGCTGGTCATAATATTTCAGGACTTCTTTAATGGGATTGCCAGTCTTGAAAACGTGGTTCTTATCGTAACCCTCATTGATAAGGTTCTGCTTTGAGTTTTCCGTGTATGGCAGGTTGTAAGTAGAACATGAATCAATCAGTCGTCTGTTTGTTTCTTCCGGAACCTTTGTATCATAGCACCTGTTACCAGCCTCCATGTGGTAAACCGGGATTTGTTTTTTTGCAGCATGAATCGCCAGTAAGACAGAATTTGTATCGCCCAAAACCAGTATCTTGTCCGGATCTTCCTTTTCGATTATTTCTGATATTCTTTTCAGTCCGTTACTCAAAAAGTCTTTAGTCGGGACCGGCTCAATAATATAATCCGGCTTCCGTATTTCAAGATCCTCAAAAAATATGTCGCTCAAATTCGCCTCAAAGTTCTGTGACGTATAACAATGAACATGATCTAATATCATATCCATTTTCCACAGAATCCTGGACAACCTTATCAACTCAGGTCTTGTCCCGCTAATCGTTAAAACCTTCATAACTCTTTATAACTTGGTAATGATTTAAAATACATCGCTTCCTTATCTCCCTGTGTGAGTGATAAGGCTCTAAAATTGTTCGAGTGGGTATCATTGTAAATGTAAAGAACCCTTTCGATACATCTGATATGACTTCCAGCCATCTCAATCATCGGGTACATATAAGCCCTGTCGCTTGCCCACCTTGCCCAATGTCCGTTTATCTTCAGGTCCTCAGGATTAATCATGTCCCAAAGCCACTTTTTAAAAGTCCTCAAAGCCGTGGTGTACCATGCTTCCTCTCTTCGATAGTTCCGCGTATCTTTAACAGGCCTGCACCAATTCAAAGGATAAAGACTGAGCGGATGAAACTGTCCGTAAGTCAACCAAACGTCTTCTTGATATACCTCATTCAAATAGCTTAACACATCTTTACCCGAAAGCCAATCATCACCATCAAGGATTACAATAACAGCATCTTTGTTGTAAACCATGTTAATACCCTTTTGTGTGTTCTCGGCCGGCGACCCGTTGTGTTTGGTGTTATGAATGAAGCTAACAGGATATTTCTTCACTACTTTCAAAGTATCATCTTTCGAGCAGTCATCAACAACTATCACTTTGAAGTTTTTATAATCCTGGCACATGACACTATCCAAACATTTGCCAATCCACCTGGAATTATAAACCGTGACTATAACTGCTAACTCATTTTGCATAACTTTCCTATTATGTTTTCCGGCAGATTATTTAACCCGCCGTTTGTATTATTCAGAAACCTGCCAGACAACTGGCTCCCGGCGTACCAGTGAACACCTATCGAACCTTTCGGGAACTTCAGTTCTCCCGGCTGGTATAACTTATCCACGTGCTGCCCGTTATAGAAATATACCGAATCCATGCCGATATTGATAGCCGGAGAAATAGCCTCAATAGACCCTATCGTGGGAAATAACCTATTACAAAGATCAGGCCCGTTTGACTGGTATTTTACCAAATCAACCTTAATCGCTTCATTAAACATCCTTCTAAAAAACCGACTCCCCGGTGAGGACATGAAGAAACCAGAAGAATGACCGTAATTACAAATACAAACAAATGTTTCTTTGTCGTGGTTTTCTTCAATATTAACGTAAAGTTCAGTAATGGGCTTAAAATATAAAATATCGGTATCAGAATAAACGCCCCCGTATTTACTCAAAATCCAGTATCTTAATAAATCCGATTTATGAACCTCAGACATATCATTACTCACCCCAAAGTCTTTGAAATCTACTTCATGAAATTCGTCACATAATTTGTTATACTCCTCTGTCCAGTCATCCCAATTTAAAGAATAATTAAGTTCTGGGCTTTGCCATGTGCGTATCTTTGATTTTACCTGCGAAGTCCAAAGGACAATCTTCCATTCAGGGTTAAGCCTTTTAAACGATAGCGCTGATAAATACCTTAAATATGGCATCTTACCCGACCAGTAAAAATGGATCTCTTTCGGTATGTTTAAGTGCCACGTCATATCTCGCCTCCATGATGATAAAACAATTGCCCATACGGAGAATTAGGATAATCCGCTATTTCATTATTCGTAAACTGCGTCGGAGCGCGAAAAAGTTCTCTACCATGTTTTAAACTCAAAAGTGATAACACTGCCTGGTCGTGCCTATGGTCAATATAATCCGGGAGGTTAGGCAATCCGCACACATTAGGGTCATAGGTAACAACCCTGCGGTCTTTCAAATAACCTAACCACTCATTAAGAAAATCAATATTCTTTTGAGTTTTCACCCAAACATGAAAAGCCGCGCTTAAACACCTTTCATCCCAAAATTCAGGATAATCAGTTCCCGTTAAAATAAAACAATCCCTTTTCGTATATTCGCTATGCAGGTGGGTCCCATAAAACCACGATTCGGCAAATAGCATCCTTTCGTCTTTTGCCCCTTGTGCAATCTCAAACAATGGCTTAAGACTGGATAGTACTTTCATCCCGGCATCCGTGTATAAAACAATATCACCGTCT